TAGATGGGGTGTCCGTCATATGCCCAACCAACAATAGGTGAGTGCACTGATGGAGGTAATTCCACTAGAGCTTCATTGATATTGTCTTTTAGTAAGAATCTAAGTTGTTTGGGATTGTAAAGATATCCATACTCTCCACCATAGATTAAGAAATTCTCACCTCTAAACGATGCACCACCATTCGCATCCGTAGTCTTAGGTGATACAAATGTATTACTACCTAGTTCTAATCCTGTTGCTGCTTTGTTTACAGATAGTTCTGTAAGTCTTGTTTGGAACTGTGCACCTGAGCCAGGATATATGATGTCAACTCTTGTAGAACCCGCAGTATATCCAATACCCTTACTCGATACAGTAATACCAGTAAGTTGACCTGTGTTTGTATCCACTGTAGCAAATGCAGTTGCACCAACTCCGTCTCCTGTTATAACAACATCAGGAGGACCTGCATAACCGCTACCACCGAATGTAACAATAATACTCTCTATCTTTCCGTTTAGTATTGATGGATACGCCACAGCACCGCTACCACTTACCAAACTAATCGTTGGTTCGTAAGTATACCGCGTTCCTGCGTATTCTATATTGATACTATCTACAGGACCTCGACAAACTGCAACTGCAGATGCCCCAGTTCCGTTACCACCTGTAATTGATACCGTAGGTACACTCGTATATCCCGCACCACCATTCGTAATATTAATACCAGTTACGGAACCGTCCGTAATTTGTGCGGTAGCAAACGCTTGATTTCCGCTTGTTGCTCCTCCACCTACAATAGAAACGATGGGTTGTGTAGTATATCCGCTTCCTCCGTTAGTAACGTTAATTGAAGTTACGGAACCAGTCAATACAACACTAGCGTCTGCACTTTCTCCTTCAAATTCCCACTCGATTCCACCTACCACTACTGATCCGACTGTATGTGTTGGATAAGTGGTAGGTGAAGACACACCCGCATTTAGAGATCTATACCTTCTTCCAACAATATTTGATCCATAATCTGACTTCGGATATTGAACACGAATACCAGACCCGTAAGGTGTATCTAACTTATACTCAGGTTCAAATTCTACACTAGGTGGGTTTGTAATATCATATCCTGATCCACCCTCAATTTTCTCTATAGATTTTATACCACCAAACTTTTTCTTATCATTAGACTTAAATGAGAATAATGGGACACCATTTGCACCAATACCAACTTGACCTACAGGAGTATCGGTTTTTTGCGATTTGATACTTGGTGATAGAGGAATACGCTTCAAATATCTCTGGTTACCAGGATCTAGATCACCTGTAGCAAAAGGTCCTATTTTGTGAGTAGGTATACCTGTACTAGCGATTATTGCATCGGTTGCCGACTTATATGTGTTTTGAACATCACCTGTAGTTCCCGATACTGCTATATTGATAGAATTATCATCAGACTTACCAAATGCAAATTCTCTAGCAATATAAAACTCATATCCCGATATACCAAAGGCAGGAGACGTTGTAAAGACAAATTCAAAAGTAAATGGGTCAACAATACCCACAACTATATGAGAGTTGTTGTAAATGTCCTCTGGGGCGTTTAAAATTCGCACAGAGTCATTTCTGACCAATCTATGCTTCTCTTTTGTTACTACTGTGCATTTTACCGATCCATCGCTTTCAACGCCTCCTAGGGTTGCTGAATCGCCTCTGAGAGCACGTCTAACGTTGTATATAAAAGAATCCCATATAGGATCAATGCTATCGAAACCAGGTGCGTTTGGAGTAGTGACTTTCGAGTCTGGTAAGTAGTATCTACCACCATTATTCAATATTACGCCTCTAGTGCCACCAAATATCTTTAATTGTATCTCGGAACCATCTACATTTGAGATGCCATAGATTTTGAACGCAGCAAAGACTTCCTGACCCGCATCATGTGCTACATTGCTTGTATTGTCTCTTGCACGAGTGCATCCAAGGAATTGTGTAACTGTTTTGTCAGTATAATTGATTAATTCGTCTTCTATCCTAAATTTACCGTTTGTTTCTGGCCATCCAAGTGTAGAATCAACTGTAACAACAGTATCGGTTAAATTGGCACCTAAATCTTGTGCTAGAGTTGTTTTATACGGAGTTACAAACTTTCCGACTGAATTATTGGTGTCTACGTCGATTTCAAATATAGATCCGCTTTCTGTAAAGACTTCTACAACACCTTTTACGTAAATTCTTGCAAATCCGACATTTGGGTCGTTTGGATCAGCATCTTGATACAAAACTTCCCCAACAAGTTCAATTGGGTTACCAGATACGGGAGTTGCACGAATAATCTCTCTAGAAGTGTAATATGCATCACTAGGTTTGAATATTCTCTCTCTAGGATAGGACACTTGAGACTCAACGCCAAAAAGTGTTCTCAATACAAACTGAAATGACCTACTTGTACCTTTTGTAGAGTAAAAATCCTTAATACGTTTGATTACGGTGCTTTCTGTAACATTACTTGCAAAATTCTTTGGATATGTGTTTAAAAACTGCTCTTTGAACTTCCCAAGCATGTAAAGTGGAAAAATATTGTTCAAGTTGACAACTTCCGTGCCTAGAGCGTGTTCTGCAGCAACTGTATTCTCAAATTTGTATTCTGATTCTATTCCAACTGCTCTTACAGCATTAAATCCTCTTCCGCAATCTTGAAAAAGGGTAGATCCCTTCTTTTGGTAGTAAATTATCTCATCATCTATCAATAAAAGTCCTTCTGACGGAAAATCACGTGTAGATTCAACGTCAATTGTTGTAGAAGACGTTGAAACAGCAGAAATTAGTGTTGTAGTGGTAACTAACTCTCCATAATTGTCAATATTGTAATATTCTGACCAGTTTTGTATTATATCGAAGCAATATCCCTTTAATTCTTGTGACTTATAGTATGCTTTGACAAAATCAATGAACGTGGGAAACTCTTCCCGTATAAATTGCGGAAATTGTCCCTTTATATGGTTTGATATTCTAGATCTGGATTCTGGACTGACCTCTGACGGAACAGGTGGTTGTGTAACCGTCGTTGTTGGCGTTGTCCACGATCCAACTCTCCATGAACTATTTGTCATATTCGATTAATAGCTAGATTCTGGAATAACTCCTGTTCCAGATAGATTTGAACCACTACTGATAGTATCTTCTATTACAGTAATTACTGTGTTATCTATACCCATAGTAATATAAGTCTCTCTCAAAGAAACTAAGTCATTTGACTTTGGTATTGCTTTGATTTGTAGTGTATTATTTGTTACACTAGTAGATTGTATTATCAAGTCATTAATTACAATCTCTCCCATATCATAATCTATGGATCCCCATAATCCGTCAATATATTCAAACTCACCAGTTCCTTTAACGTAATACAAACGTAAGGTTCCTGCACCATCGTCATTTAGGAAGTAAGTATTAACATCATCACCTACAATTTTAAATCCACTAGACATTATAGATGGATTTGTAGATGTTTGTTGATTAATTCTATTACCATAACAGATTTTGTAGTTAACACGAGTGTTTAGATCAACTGTTACGTTCTTTCTCATTGTTACTTTCGTAATGTTAGAGGTAATTGACCTTTCTGATTGGTCAATAATGTTCTGAATCTTAGAATATTTGAATTTACCGCCAAATTTGTTAAATTCACCACTAGCATTGAGTGCAGTAAGAGTTACAATTATCAAATTCTTGAGTTCTTCTGGAGTTTTGCGTGTATTATTGGGATTGTAATACACAAAACTGTTCAAATCTACGTAAAGAACCGATGGATCAATGATTGTAGGTTGAATTGCAGCGATAGAATACTCTTTTAGTTTGTTTAAAAGAAAATTTTTCTCGGAAAGTGATAATTTATCAGCATTTTTTGGTTTGATTGCCAAAAATACCTTACCAAATTCGGGAGGTTCCGCTTCTTCTCCACCGTAACATGAGATTGATGACACGTTTGGGTAGATTTGCGGTATAATTGCTTCATAATCCTGCGTAGAAACTGCTCTACCGAACGCAGAATAGAATTTTGGAGCAGAAAATTTGATAGATTCTGTAGTTTCTGGTTCTGCACCGCCATCTGGGAACGAAATTGCGTTAATTGTAATGCCAGAAGTGATAGCATTGTTGAAATTATCGCGGTAGGTTCCAATATTTTCAAAAACTTTCAATCCATTTGCACCTCTTCCCGCAGATGTTGTGTATTTTACAGTCACAACGTCTCCATTTAACAGTGATCTTCCTATTACACCGTCACCAAATAGTATTTCTGGTATCTGATACTCACTCTCTTCTAGGAAAAATACTTTTGAATCAGAAGTTATTTTTGTAATATCAGCTGCTTGTAGGTATTTTTCTGTAATTGTTCCAGAAGTTACCTGTACAATCATAGAAGATGTATCAACTCTATCGTTTGTAAGTATAAATCTCTGTCTCTGTGATGTATCTTTTACAAAAGTATCGGTTAAGTATAGTCCCTCAAACAAAGTTATGTTATTAAAAGACGCAATTCCTGTTAAACTGTCTACAGATTGTGAAATATCAGTAGGAATTGAGAAAACAAAGTTGTTATTATCGAGTCCTGTGTAGTTTAAAACCAATCCTGCAGCGATTGTGACTGATTTTGGGTAAGGAAATGCTGTTTGAACTGAAATATTTACAACAGTTCTTGCTGATCGTGCTGATTTTGGTGTATAACCAATCATTCTTGCAAGTTTTACAACGTTTTCTCGCAAAACTGCCGTTTCTAAGAACCCTTCATTGACTGCAAGGTTAGAATTGACTGCTGTGTAATATGTATTATACGCTAATGTATCAATTAATACAGTAAGAGACGATCCTTCAAAGTCATAATCGCTAAATTGCGACTGTGACCTTAGATATTCTTTGATTTGTGCCTTGATTTCGTTAAACTCAAGACTATTAACTTGATTAAATGCCATTATGGTTTAAATATTACGCTAACATCATCAAATTTAGGATTGATTCCTAATATCAAGTAATTAATAGTGCAATTCAACTCATTGCGATCTTCAGTAAAGTCTACATCTACGTTAACTGCAGTTACACGAGGTTCATGCACCTCAACAGCATTCTGAATACGACTCTCTACCTCTAACTCTAGAGTGGGTGTAGAGTTCTCAAACAATAGACCTATGATATTGCCACCGAAGAATGGGTCAAAGGGTTTTTCGTAAAAATTATAGAGGACTATATTTTTTACAGATGACTTAATGGCATCTTCGTTCTTAAGTGACAAAATATCATTTGTCACTGCATTCTTTTCAAATGTTAAACTTAAGTCTCTAAACGACTTCGATACCAAAGACATCTCAAATGAAACAATTCTTTATCAATTGTTATTTATACTCGTTTCTCGAAAGGTTTACGTTTCTCACTTAGTTTATCACTACGAGGATCAGTAATTAGGTATCTACAGTATTCATTGCCATGATCGTAGAAGTAATCAGACATGTCAACTGGAATGTTAGCGTTACGTTTACCGTCTACTATTCTATTTGCCTTGCCCACGATACCTCTTCTTTGCCTTGTTCCTAGACGTGGCACTATACTTCGTGTGTTTACCACGACCCTGTGCTGATTTCTTTGGTTTTGCTTCGATGGTGTTACCCATGTTCCATGTTGCTGCCATAATTAACCTCCTGCGAATACGTTTGGCGAACCTTCAGCGACTGATGTGCAACCGCTTATTCCATCTCCTACTCTACCACATCCTTTGCCATTTACAAATACGGTTGTACTTCCTGTTGCAATTGGTGCAGAGTGGCCAGGACAAGGTGCACCTGGCAAGAGATGTCCTGTATTGTTATCTCCTTCACGAGATACTCCTATATCGTTGACAAATACATTACTGCTACCCTGTGCTCTGGTCATACCAGAACAGTGGGTAACATCTGCATCTCCTATTCTAGTTACTGCGGGCATCTCTTTCTCTCGATACTAATTGTTGTAGATATTCTGTTAGTCTACTCATCTCGTGATGCTGTTCCTCTGTGTGAGGTGGTTCTGGCGTCACTGGGGCAAACTTGATCAAATGGTCAAACTCATCTGGAAGGTCAGCACATTTGTCGAACGTGAGGATCTCCCCCTGTTCTTTTATAACAAATTCTCCTGTTAGATCTTCTAGCATAATCTTTTTAATTATTTAGAGACCTACGCGGGGTACGACGCGATTTTTACCCAAAGGTATTTACGTTATGCACCTTACGCATAGGAGGATACTTATATTTCAGACGGACTGGAATGGGTCTCTTAGTTACTTGTAAGTATATTCGGAGTAATGTATCAGTATCTACCAATTGACATCCTCTGATACCGCATTCTCTCTTAACTCGGTAATGCACCTATCATGGTCACACACTACATCCACAAGTTTTTCGTATTCGTGTTTCTCACTCCTTCTCATCATAAACTTGGAGTCGTTCA